TGCAGGGCTGGGCATAACGGCGGGCGTTGCATCCATTGGCGCGCTGGTGGCGGCATACGTTTCAGCCGAGCACGAGGCAAACAATTTCACGCGCGCGATTTACGCCACCGGACAATAGGGCATCACCACTTCCTCGCAGCTTGAGGCGATGGCCGAATAGGTGGGCGAAAGTACCGGAAGCTATGGCGATGCCGCGAAGGCGATCACCATCCTTGCCAACTCGGGCGAGGATGCGCAGGACCAGTACAAGCTGTTGGGGCAAACGCTGGTCAATTTCGCCAGTTTGACTGGCGGCAGCCTGCAGGATGGCATGCGCGCGATCGATTCGCTTACGGGCGAAGTCGGCGATGGGTTGGTGAAGCTCAATTCGCAATACCACTTCCTGACGGCGACCGTTTACGACCAGATCACAGCGTTGCAGGCGCAGGGCGAAACGGAAAAGGCTCGCGATCTTGAGCGCAAGGCATTCGCGGATGCGATCAACCAAAGCGCGGATGACGTCAAGTCGCATCTTGACCCGCTGGCGCAGGCGTGGGATGCGGTAGGTAATGCAGCGTCCACCGCCTGGCACAAGATGGCCCAAGGTACGCGCAATGGCGCCAACGGCGTCATCACGACGATTGAGGGCTACTTCAGCGACTTGAAGGATGTCGCGAGTCGCTTTGAAAATCCGATGGCAACCGTGTTTAACGGTGGCCTCTCGCCCAGCGAAGTTGCCGCTTCGCAAACTGCTACGGCGGCATCATCGGCCGCGCAGTCCGATGCGCTGCGCTAGAAGGCCGTTCAAACGCTTGCCGAATTTGGCGCGGAGGGCGACAAGTACAAGAGCGCCGCACAGAAACGCGCGGAAGAAATTGTCCGGGTCACCGCGCAGACCAACGCTGCGATTGCCAGTGCGCTCGCGGCAGGCGACAAGGAGCTTGCGGACAAGATTCGCAAGAGCGGCGCGAGCCTGGAAGAAGCGATTGCCGTACATGGGCTACCGAAAACACGAAAGAGCAAGGCTGACCCGCTATCCGGCCTTTCCAACATGGTCACGGGCCTGACCGCGAAGTCCCTTGATGTGCCCGGCGATACCGCGCTCACCGCCTACGTGCAGGGCGTGGCGAAGCTGGTGGACGAGTATGACAAGGCCATTGCCAAGGGCGGCGATGTCACCAAGGCAACCGCACAGTATGACCAAGGCATCAAGGCGCTTAGCGCTGATCTCGCCGCTGCGACAGCCAAGCAGAATGCGGCCGTTACGGCATATCAGCGGGCCGTCGATGCGCAAACCGCTGCACAAAAAGCCCAGCTTGATCTTCAGGTGCAGTCTATTGGCATGGGCAGCCGCGAAATTCAGCAGGCGCAAGCCTTGGCGTAGATTCGTCAGCAGTCCGAGGAAACTATTCGCCAACTTACGGCGCAGCGTAACGCCACGCTCGCAATCAATCCGCACGCCGACACGTCCGCCATCGATGCTGAGATCACGGCGGAGCAGAACGCCCTGCAGCAGCGGCTGGCGAACCAGAAGCAGTATTACAGCGAAGTCACTGCCATGCAGTCCGATTGGATGGCCGGGCTGACCGCGAGTTGGCAAAACTACATCGACCAAGGCAAGGACGTTGCAGGCATGACCGCGCAAACGTTCACCGATGCGTTCAGCGGCATGGAAAACTCGATGGTCAACTTCGTCTAGACCGGCAAGCTAAATTTCAAAGACCTGGCGGATTCGATCATCTCCGACCTTGTGCGAATGGAAACGCGCATCCTGATTAGCAAGGCGCTGTCTACGATTCTTGGCGCGTTCACGGGTGGCGCCACGATTGACACGGCCGCGATTGCAGCCGGCAACTACACCGGCCCGCATGCGATGGGTGGCGTATTCGCTGGCCCCATCACGCCCTATGCGCTTGGCGGCATCGTCACGAAACCCACGCTGTTCGCGTTCGCCAACGGCACAGGCTTGATGGGCGAAGCTGGCCCGGAGGCCATCATGCCGCTCTCACGCGGGCCGGATGGCAAGCTCGGCGTGAAGGCACAAGCTAGCGGCGGTGACGTGATCGTCAACGTGCAAAACAACGGCGGCCAGCCCGCCCAGGTCAGCCAATCGAAAGACGGCAACGGCAACGACATCATCACGGTGATGATCAACGCCGCAGCCAATGAAGTGGACAGCCGCATCATGCGCGGCGGTTCCACTTACAAGGCAATCAATCAAACCTTCGGAGTCAGTCGGCGTGGTATTCCCGTTGCCGGATAAGCAACACCGGACAAGCCGGCGAGTGCCCGGTTCCAACAATAACCCCGGCAGCCGGGGCGGCGCTGCCATGCGTCGTGACCCGGCAACCTTTTGGAGATGAACTGATGCCCATGCCACGCAAGAACCCGCCGAAAGATGCGCGGGAACGGATCGAGAAATATACCCTCTAGCACTACAACACCAAGGCCATCACGAAGCTGTTCGGCGTGTCGCGTGAGGTTTTCTATCGCTGGCTCAAGGAAAATCCCGAGCTTGCCGAGGCGCGCGAGGCTTCGCTGGGCATCGAGGAAAAAGACCTGGTGGATATGCTTTGGAAGAATGCGGAGTCCGGCAACGTGGCCGCGCAGATATTCCTATTGAAGGCGCGTCACCACTACCGCGACAACAGCCCCGTTGCGGATCAAACGGCCGTGCAAGTGAACATCACGCTGCCTGGCGCTGTTCGGCTCGCCGAATACAAAGCGCAGATTGCAACCGCGCATCCCGAGCTTGTGAAGCAGATTGCACACGACGAACACGAGGAACAGGAGGAACAGGCCGATGGCATCCGAGTAGATCGCGCTTAATGCGTTCCAGCAACAGGCACTGACGCTGCCCGAGGAAGTCGATTTGTTCCTGGGCGGCGGCCGTGGCGGCGGCAAGTCCTACGCGCTGGCGTTTCTCGCCTTGCGACACGCCGAGTAGTACAAAGACCGCGCGCGCATCCTGTATATCCGGCGTACCTATCGCGGCCTTGCCGACTTTGAACTGGTGACGCGTGAACTGTTCGGTGCGGCTTACGGCACGGCTGCCCGCTACAACGCGGCGGAACACGTCTGGAAACTTCCAAACGGTGCTTACGTCGAATTGGGCCAGCTCGAAAGCGCGGGCGACTATGCCAAGTATCAAGGCCGCAGCTTTACCTTGCTGCTGGTGGATGAGGCTGGACAATTCCCCACATCGCAATTGCTTGACCTGTTGCGCTCGAACATGCGCGGCCCCGCCGATATGCCGGTGCGCATGGTCATTGCGGCGAACCCTGGCGGTCCCGGTCATTATTGGCTGGCGAAGCGTTTCGTGTTCAAGCAAGCGCCGTGGGTGCCGTTCCTTGAGGAGAAATCGAAGCGCGAATGGATCTATTGCCCTAGCACGTTCGCCGGCAACCAATTCATCGACCGCGCGCAGTATGCCGAGCAGTTGCAATCCTCGTGCCCCGACGACCCGGAATTGTTGCGGGCGTGGGTTAAGGGCGACTGGGCCGTCGCGCGCGGCGCGTACTTCGCGGCCGTGCTGGATGAAAGCAACGCGGTTGACCCTTGGGAAGCGATCCCGGAAGGCTGGGAAACGCATCTTGCGCACGACTTCGGATCATCGGCGCCGAGCGTTACCTACGTCGTGGCGAAGTCACCGGGCGATACCGTGGGCAACCGTTACTTTCCGCGCGGCTCGCTGGTGCTGGTGGACGAACTGGCAACTAATCGCAGCCCGGATGATCTCAATACGGGCCTTGGCTGGACGGTACCGGTACTCGCCGAGGCAATCCGCGAGATGTGCGGACGTTGGCACGTACAGGCACGAGGCTGCGCGGATGACGCGATCTTTGCCTAGAGCGGGCACGCATCCGGTTCGATCGCGGACGAGTTCCGGCAAGCGCGCGTGCATTTCTACCCGGCGCAAAAGGCCGGACGTGTCGCCGGGTGGCAGAAAATGAAACGGCTACTGCAGGACGCCGGCAAGCCCGACAAGCCGGGATTGTACGTGAGCCGTGCATGCGCCTACTGGTGGGCAACCGTGCCGTATCTGGCGCGCGACACGAAGCGCGTCGAGGACGTGGATAGCTCCGGGCCGGATCATGGCGCCGACGCATGCCGCTACGGGCTTAGCGAAGCGCCCAAGGCAGAGGTCTTCGCGCTGCGAATATGACGCGCAGGGCCTCATTCCGGACGGCACCAGCAGAGTGGTATGCTCGAAGCTCCGTAGGGGAACAGGGGTTGTTCGATGGCGCTCATTTCCTGCCCGGAGTGTAAGGCACAGGTTTCCGACCAAGCCGGAAGTTGCCCGCAATGCGGCTATCCGATGAAAGCGCCGCAAATCGTCCCAAAACCGCTTCATCCCGATTTTGTGGACCCCCGCGAGACTCAAGGAAAATCCCATCCGATTCTCTGGACGCTGGGGATTCTCTGCGGTCTGTTCGTGGCGTTCATGGCATACGGTTTCGTGGTGAGCAACACACCTGAAGGCCGCGCCCAGGCAAAGGATCGGGATGCCATCGCGCTCTGCCACAAAGAGCAGAATGACGAACTGCAAGAGCGCAGCACGCGCCGGTTCGTTCGCAGCGTTTGCGACAAAATGGAGGCCGACTTCAAGGCCAAATATGGGGTGGACCCATGAAGCGTGTCTTCATGACTCCGCTGCTCGCGCTCGCCTTAGCCGGATGCACAAGCTATTCGGAGATGGCGACAAGGCCAGTGAGCTATTCCGCGACCACGACGAAGACGCCGAAAACGTTCGCGGACTGCCTTCTGCCGAAGCTGATGGACACGAATGCGGCGAGCCACATCGTGCAGAAGGGCGATGCGTTGGACATCGTTGTTCCCCTCGGCGGTAGCGCGCCGAATGCTGTGCTGATGACGTTCACGGCAACACCAGCCGGGGGCGCCACAACGATCGAAATGCGACACACGGCATCGCTCAGCGACTTCCCGAAACAATGGACGCAGGCCCAATCCTGCATCTGATCAGCGGTATAGACGCGCCGGGACTTACATCGGTTAGCTCGCCATCCTTGGCGTCCCTGACGGCCCGGCGCGCAGTCCATGATCCCGTCATGCAATGTGACGCGGTATCAGCGCAAGGCTCGTCGTCGTGTAGGCAAACACCTACACGAATTGCACTCGCAGAATGGGGTAATTTTGGTGGTACACGCATCCCGAAACGCTGAATTGTTCGCGCGTTTTCAATGCGTTACACAATCTATTTGATTGCCTTCCGCCCACCAATTCGACGATTGCAGGCCGAAGCTCGTGCATCGGGGCGTGTTTCCGTGGC